CATCAAGTCAGGCGAAATGGCAGTTAACACTGACATCACGCAAGGCTTGGTTTTGTCAGAACAGCTAATACAGGCTGAAATTGAACGTAAGCAGTGGCGTCGTAGTACAAACCTCGCAATCCAGTACCTCTTGGTCACCGGAAACTCGCTTGAGTTTATGCAGCCTGACAACACAATCCGTGTGTTCCGACTAGATCAATATGTCGTATCCCGCGACATGATGGGTTCTGTTAAAGAGATTATCACTGAAGAATATCTTTCACCAGAAGCTCTGCCCGATAAGGCAAAAGCAATGGTGTCGGCTGACGACTTTTCTCAAAACTCTGTGGCCCTATACACCCACGTTAAGATTGCTAAAGACGGTGAAGCTTTTGATATCTATCAGGAAATCAATGGCACACAAGTCCCAGATAGTAAGGGCAGTTACAAGGTTCTTCCATATAACGCGCTGCGCTATTGCACAGTGATTGGTGAGGATTACGGACGCGGTAAGGTTGAAGAGCATCTACCTGATCTACGGACGATTGACGCTTTGTCAAAGTCTATGATCGACGGTGCTGCGATGGCCTCACGAAACGTGACCATGATCCGACCCAACGCCGCTGGTGGCTTGAACCTGCGCCGCCGCTTTGCGAAAGCAGACAACGGTGACATTATCGTGGGTAACCCTGAAGACGTTGTGATGCTTCAGTATGCAAACAACAACGGTATGCAGCTTTGCGCTGCCGAGTTGGAACGTCAGACGCGAGAAGTGTCTCAAGCGTTTCTCATGGGTGCTGCTACAGTTCGTGACTCTGAACGTACAACGGCATTCGAAGTTCGGCGTATGACGGAAGAGCTAGAAGGAACACTAGGTGGTGTTTACTCCCAGCTAAACGCAGACATGCAACAAGCGCGTCTGTCCCGTCTCGTTCTACAGATGAAGCGTAATGCTCAGTTGCCCGATTGGCCCGATGGCATGGTCGAGCCTGTAATCCTAACAGGACTAGAAGCCTTGGGACGTGAGCAAGACATTACCCGTGTTCAGACCGCTCTACAGTTCTTGCAGGGTATGCCTCCTGAAACCCTAACTTACGTCAAGTTTAGTGAGCTTCTGGGAAAAGCGTTCTATGGTCTCAACCTTCCAGACGCTGTGCGTACTGAAGAAGAAGTCCAACAAATCAAGAAGGCAGAGCAGCAAGCTCAAGCCCAAAACCAAGGCGCTCAAGCTATGGCTGGTGCTGCCGGTCAAGGCGTAGGTGCAGCCGCTGCCGCCGCAATGGCTCAACAAGCAGAATAAGGATTAATATGTCTACTGAATCTCCACAACTTGGCACTGAAAACTACAATCAGGAAATGGCCGATAAGTTCAAAAATCAAGCTACAGGCCATCAAAATGAGACGGTTGAAGCTCCTCCCTCATTGGCAATGCCTGATGGTGGTAAGGAGAAGTTCTACAATGCTGAGACAGGTGCATACGATTGGAAGAACCATGCCGTAGAGGCTGAGTATCGTGCCAATGGTAATAAGACACCAGAGAATGAGCCAGAGGCTAAACCAGAGGGTGAGGATGAAGGTCAGAAGGAAGCGGTCACAGACATTGTGACATCTGCCGGTCTCGACCCCTCCGACCTACAGACCCAACTACAAACCACGGGGGAACTTTCTGAAGAGTCCTACGCAGCCTTGGAGGCAGTGGGTGTTTCAAGGGATCTTGTTAGCTCTTATGCAGAAAACTTTGTGTATCGGCAAGAAGGTCAGCTTCAGGAAGCTACACAGTATGCCGGTGGTGACGAAAGCTGGAAACAGCTTAGTGAGTGGGCCATGAAGAACATCCCAGAAGCGGAGGTTGCTAGTTATAATGACATGCTGGGAGGTGCTGATTGGAAGGTTGCAATTGACGCCATCAAAGCGCGGAGGGTTTCATCTACTGGTGAACCCACTCTCGTCAATGGATCTGGCATCTCTGGTGATGGTATGTCTGGTTATCGTTCAAAGAGCGAGATGAAGGTAGACATGTCTAATCCTAAATACTCAACGGACCCCGCATTCCGACAAGAGGTAATGCGGAAAATGCAACAAGCAACTTGGGATCTAGAGTAGCTTTACATAAAATAAAATCTAGGGGGCTTTATGCCCTCTATTTTTTTGCTCTTAACGGCTGTTTCTGCCAAGGACACAGCGGTATGCCCCCGCTTAGTTCTAGTATTTGAAGCGTAAAGGTCGGCAAACCTACACGCTTTAGCCAAACACTGATTATAAATTAGACCCGCTAAGGCGGAAAATCCTATTTAGAAAAGCTTTAGGCAAATCACCCTAATTCTTATTTTATATATGGAGATATGACATGGCCCTAGGCGATGCATCCAACCCCACCCGTTTCGGTGCGGGTCAATCGAACCCTGTAGACACTCGTAGCCTTATGCTCGACGTCTTCGGTGGTGAAGTTCTGACCGCTTTTGACAACGCTACCGTTACTCTCGACAAACACACCGTGAAGTCCCTCAGTGGTGGAGCCAAAAGCTTCAAGTTTCCAAAGACTTGGAAAGCTGAATCGGCATACCACACACCTGGTCAAGAAATGCTGGGTAACGATTTCACCACTGGTGAACGCACGATCAACGTAGATGACATTCTTGTCAGCCACTACGCGATTGCCGATCTAGACCGTATCCTGTCCCACTTCGACATGCGCTCAATCATCTCCAAAGAGATGGGTACAGCCCTCGCGAAGACCTTTGACAAGAACGTCTTCCGTCAGTTGGTCTTGGCAGCGCGTGAACTTGGCGAAACACCTTTCCCAGGCGGCTCTTCCGTAGCCGACGCCTCGTTGGCAGCAAACGCTTCTGGCGTGTATAATGGTATTGACTGGATCGACGCTATTCGCTCCGGTAACCTGACTCTGTTCAACAAAGATGTACCAGAGGACATGCCGCGTTATTTGGCTGTGAAGGCTGAAGTCTTCGACGCGATCAAGTATGCAAAAGATCCAAGCGGTCAATACTTGGTATTGAACCGTGACTTTGGTGCAGATGCTGCTGGCGGTATTCAAGCCCGCGCAGAGACAATCGTCATCGACGGTGTAACTGTAGTCAAGTCGCGCAACATTCCAGGTACTGATGAATCCGCAGACACTTCTGTTTACTCAAAGTATCAAGCAAACTTCGCAACTACCGAGGCCGTCATGTGGTGTCCTCAAGCTGTTGCCACGGTTAAGCTGTTGGATATTAGCATGGAGACCGAGCGCGATGTACGTCGTTTGGAAGACTTCATGGTAAGCAAAATGTTCTGTGGTTCTGGCTCTATGCGTCCAGAAATGGCGATTGAGTTCAAAACCGCTTAACGACTTTCAGGGGCATCTACAGAGCAATCTGTGGGTGTCCCTTTTTTTTCATAGGAGTAGCCAGATGCTGACGAAGCTGGACGCAGTCAATATTATTCTAAATGTCATTGGTGAGACCCCAGTATCTTCATTGACATCAGGTCTCCCAGACGCCGAATCCGCAGAGACCAAATTGGATTCAACGATCATGGAAGTTCTCGCCAAAGGTTGGCAACAGAACACCGAGCAAAACATCTATATGTCCCGTAATTTCGAGGGGCAGATCATCGTACCACGTCAGTATCTTCGGATAGATACTATGGGTGTCGATAAGCCAATAAATATAACCGTCCGTAAACAGAACGGAAAGCGTAAGCTCTTCGATGTTCGGAATTATACCTATAAATTCACCAAAGACCTTTTGGTTCAAGTTCTCATTGAGATTGAATTTGAGGCTCTGAATTTTGAACTACAAAACTACATTGCATTCCGTGCTGCGCGTAAGTTCCAAGAGTCAGCGATGGGTTCAACAACCCTTGATAGTTTTGCTGGTCGTCAAGAACAGGATGCTTACGCAGCACTTCTTGATGCAGAGGCTGAAGGGGAAGACACAAACATCTTAACCTCCTCTGCCCACGTCTTCTATGCAACTCGGCGCAACTCACCAATCTCAGGGAGATAAAAATGGGTAAACTGGTTGAGCAATCAATTAAAACGCTATACCAAGGCGTGTCCCGTCAACCTGATCCGGTTCGTCTGCCTGGACAAATGGAAGAAGCGGATAACATCCTTGTATCTGTTGTAACTGGCGGTTTTGAATCACGCCCAGCAAGTCGTCATATCAGTACCTTTGATTTCATTAGTACGGATGATGACCCTGCTGTTTATGCTTATAGCAGAGACAATAAAGAACAATACACGATCATCATTAATAATGGCACACTGCGCGTGTTCGACCTAGAAGGTCTGGAATACACAGTAAACGCCCCAGATGGTCTGGACTACATTGAGGGCTTAGGATCTCAAGACGTCGCATTTGTTACTGTTGCTGACTATACAATTCTTTCAAATCGTAAAAAAGTTGTCAGGATGGTTCCAAGTACCTACAGCAGTCCTAACCTCGCTTTGATAACGTGTAAGACCACAAACGCTAATACAGAGTACACGATTTCGATAGATGGACTTAATGTCTATACGAAGGCTGGCGGTCTAGCTCTTAGTGCTACTGAGATCCAAGACGATATTATGACTAATTTGGCCCTACCAGCGGGATTCACAAAGACGACTATGGACCAGACTGTCGTTATTTCAGGGGATCGTAGTTTTGACATTAAACACACAGGTTCAGATGCGTCGTTTGGTCCGTGGACAATGCGTGAGGTCGTAGGGAAACGTGAGTACCTTCCACTTGCAGCACCAGAAGGATACCATATCCGTGTTGGTGCAAATGTTGATGGTGAAGATTTTGGCTATTGGGCTGAGTTTGACTCCAACGAAGGTGGTTGGACTGAAAGCTCTGACCCTTACGAGGATAATGAATTTGATTCATCGACGATGCCTCACTGGTTAATTCGTGGAGAAGATGGAAACTTTACGTTTGAAAAAGGCGAATACGTTGCCCGCATTGCTGGTGATTTAGACACCATACCTAACCCAGACTTTATAGGTAGTAAGATTACATCTCTAGTCTTTCACCGTAACCGTCTTGGTTTTGTGTCAGGCGAGACAGTCTTCTTTAGTCAATCTGGTAAATACTTTACCTTCTGGCCCGACTTTTCAACCCAAAGCTTAGACAGTGATGGCTTCGGGTTAACGGTTTCATCAGACACGGTGAACAATCTAAAACACGCTATTGGATTTCGAAAGTCTCTCTTCCTCACATCTGACAAAGCACAGTTTGAGGTTTCGGGCGCAAACCTTCTGACACCAAGTACAGCTTCCGCAGACCTCTCAACAAGCTACTTGACCGAAGAGAACTGTTCTCCAATCACACTTGGTAACACCTTATATTTTGCAGCCAAATCAGGCCGCGACGCTATCGTGTTTGAGTACCAGTATGATGATGCTTCTGTGTCTAACGTGGCGTCTGACATCACACTTCACGCTCTAGGTTACATCCCAGCACCAATCAATCGTATGACGGGTGATCCAACTAACGACATGATTATGTGTCTATGTGAGCGTGAAAAGAACGCCCTATACGTCTACAAAATGTATGTCGATGGTGGGTCTAAAGCTCAGTCAGCTTGGATGCGCTGGACCTACGGAGATGACAGCGACATTAAGTGGATGCAGATCATCGACGGTGAGCTATTTATGATCATCAATCGTGGTGGAACAACGTGCTTTGAAAAGACACTTTTGCGTTATGAACTTTCACCTGAAAAACACCCCTATCAGATTTCGATGGATCGTCAGGAAAAGATCGTTGGCGTTTATGACACAACCACCCTCCTCACAACTTGGACCACATCATACCCACACTTGAATGCAGTCCGCATTGTTCTCTCTACAGATTTTGAGACCGGATTGGTTGGTGAGGTTTTGGATGTGTCATACCCAACCGAAAACACGATCACAGCTTCAGGTAACTATAGTGCTGGCGAAGGTATTATTGGCGAGGTCTTCATCAGTAATGTTGTGATGTCTCGTCTCTATCCTAGAGACCCTCAAAACATGAGGGCGACCATCACATCTGGTCGTTTCCAAGTTCGTAACATCACGTTCAACTTCAAAGAAACTGGCTACTTTCAAGTGAGTATTGAGCCAGAATTTAGAGATCCAAAGACGTACTCCTTTACAGGACGTATTATCGGCGCTGGTGATAACCGGATTGGTATTCCAGCAATCGCAGATCTTGGGTCATTTCGAGTACCCGTGATGTCAAAAGCAAATGGGGTAAAAATCACCGTAACC